CGTCGCGATAAGAAGTTCCGCCCAGTTATTAATTGACAGCCTTTGCGGTGGGGCACATCGCTATCATCTGCGCCAAATTTCGCTACGGAGGAACGCGTTAATGGTTCAGAGGCCCGCCAAAACTACCAATCGCCACGGATGGGTTTGGGTCTATAAAAGAATCAGACGCCTTGGATTCTCTCGATTTACTGCTTGTTACAGAGCGAGTCTTTACGCTCTCAGAGGAGACACCGGAACTTTCAGGTTCAAAAATGGCTGGGAAAAATTCCGCTTCCGCCGCTAACCATGTGTTTCGGCGGGTTTATAGATTTACCTGGCCAGCTATGGGAAGGTCGACGGCGCCGTAAAGGTGTCACCAGCAAACCGGCCACCTGCCGCGAAAGCGGCATCCCATAGCGCCTTGTCGAGGGCGTCGACGTCAGCATAAGTTCTCCCCGACACCGTCAGATCTTCGCAGTAGCCGCGATAGAAGATGTCCGAGGGGCATTGATTGGTCAGCGCGGAACCAGATCCACCATTACCGAAAATAATGCTCCCGGCCGCTGCCGCCACCGTATCACCGCTACCAGCGGACGCTCGCATTGAGGAGTACCGGTTGGCCAAGGCGTTGGCACCGCCGACGACGTTGTAAAGCCCGGAAGCCTTGCCGGTGTTTCCGGCACCACTCATGTACCCCAGGAAGTTGCCGCCGCTACCGATCTCCATGTACCGGTGACCGGTTGCGAGTGCTGCACGTGTCCGGTGAGCCCATACCGAGAAATAGAACAGATGAGTCTTGTTAGCGATGATGTAGTCGCGGATCGCTGTGGCGACATTGATCTGTGAACCATGCCCACTCACAGTGTTGTTCACCTGGCTGTAAATGGCGTGCAGGCCCTTCTTGGGCGTCCGCTCAAACAGAGCGTCAGCTGCGACCGCATTACTGCTGAACACCCCCGCCAAGCTGCTCTCAGTACCCGCACCGAGCACCGCTGCTGCTTCGGCGTAAGCGATATTGGGGATAACAGCGCCCGCTGCCGGCACTCCGCTCACACCACCCAAGCTATGCCCTAAGTCGAACAGATACAGCGACCCCGCACTCAGCAACGCATCGGAACGCAGAATGGGCAACGTCGTATCGGTGAAGGTGATGCCATCCAGTACGGTTTTTTGTCCGGCCATTACCAGGACCTCCGGTTAATTTCATAGGCAATGCGACGAGCGATATGCCCGTTGCTGATCGTGGTGTTGTGAATGATGTCCAGCCGCAGCGAACGCGGAACCACGCCCTTGGCCACGTCGTCGAGATCGTCGGCGCTGCCGTCGTTGAACTGCATAAGCCACTCGCGGACCTTGATCACGCGATCGCCGTACTCGGTGGTGGCCCAATCTTCCAGCGCGACACAGTTGTTGTAGGTGGCAGTACCGACCCCCTCCCCCGTCGACGTGCCCGGTGTCGGGTTGCCGCCAAGCGGCGGCGTGATGATCAGGTAGCGCTTTTCAACGGTTTTCTGCACGCCCACCATCGCCCGGATGTCGGCCTTGATCTGCTCGATGTTGTCGAGGTTGTTGCGGCCCATCCAGATGATCTCGGTGTAAAACCCGTCACCGGGAACGTCGGGCACAAACGGCGACTTGGGCGCGCTATATCGGGCGTCTCCGTCGGTATCCCGAGCAAACGTGTAAACGTCCGACGAGTCCCCTGTCTCACTGTGCGTGCAAGTCAGAGTGCCGTGGATGCCACCCAACGTACCTTTCAACGTGAAGGTCCCCGAGTTGGTCGCAGGCGTGGACAGCAACAAGGTGCTCAACGCCGTGACGGTCACCGATCCCGAGGCCGGGATCTGGTTGTCCGTGACGGTCAGCAGTGCGGTACCAGCACCGAAACGCGCGGCGATCTGGCGAGACGTCTGGCCGCCAATACCGCCATTCACAATGGTCCGCGTACTGATCAGTGGCGCCAGTTGCTCCCGCCAGGTGACCTGGCTGCTATTGGCTGTCAGAGAATCTCCCACACAGAGCAGATCGTGCACCGGCTTGAGGTACTCAATCCCTGTCACATCGGGAATATGAATATCAAAGTTACCCACGGTTTTGCCGGCTGTGGTGATGCCCAGGGCAATGCGGCCAACCGCATCGACGACGGCCCAGACATAGCCGGACTCTGGACTCAGTTGAACCGCAATGAAGCCCGAAAGATCGGCCCCCAGCGCTTTGCGAGGTACGGCACCGGTGCCGAGCAAGAATTTCCCGGTAACGGTCCCGTCCACGCGAAGAGCCAGCCCAATCCGGCCCAGGGTATCGATCACTGCCCACGCGTATCCCGACTGAGGGTCCAACGCCTTGGCGATGAATCCGTCGAGGTCGAGTTTCAGCGTGTTGCGATCGACAGTACCGTCGCGCAGCATGAACTTACCCACGAGTGAACCATCCACCCGGCAACCCAACGCCATGCGTCCAACCGAATCGACCAGTGCCCAGGTGTAACCGGACTCTACAGCCAATCGAACAAACCGCAGCTCCAAGCTATTAAACGTGCCGCTCTCAACCGCAGAGGTGCGAACGTCGATCTCTGCGATGTAACCCACTGACGGATCATCGGAGACGTGCCTAGCCTCCGTGGCACTGACCCGCACATACAGACTGCGCGATATATCTGGCGAGGTGGGCTCGACGTAAAAAGACTGGCCGTCGACCGTCGCCAGAAGACCTGCAGCGACAGTGGCATGCACTTTTCCATCGACCATATCGCGGTTGAGACGGTCAATTTCCGCATTGATCATATCCACCGGATCACTGGTACCGATGCCCTGCAGCAGCGGCGCTCTATACCCTGCGTAACCGATCTGAATATCGATGCGGGCCGCCGTGGTGTAGAAGAACACCCGCGCACTGGCATCGGCATGCATGGGATTGGCTAGAACCACGGTCGCCGCCGCATCGGAAAACAGCGGCGCCAACGTCTCACTCCCCGAGACAAGCACACTCACCGTTGCTCCGGGCAATAGCACGCCGTCTTCAGCCCTTGCGGCAAAGAATTGAATAGGTTGCATGATGAGTCTCTATCAGGTGTTGACGGTGATCGCCGGGGCGAAGTTGAGTTGACTGCGCACACTGCTCCAGGTGTCGTACGCTGCAGCGCATAGGTAATACGTGGTGTCTGGCGTCAGTCCAGTGATCTGCCCCGTACGGGATACACCTTGATAGCCGACCGTTCCTGCCGTTGCCGGATCAAAGTCCTCCTCTGTCGAATACACAAACACATAGCCGGCGACGTCTGCAGCTGCACTGGCGGCGCAGCTGACATCCGCGGTGGTGCCAGTGACCGTGGCGGCGGTTCCCGTAACGGGCGCCGGCGCCGTATTGGTGACCAACAACGACACCAACTGAGCCTGGCCTGCAGCGTTGCGCTCGATGACCTCCACCCGATAGCTGCGAATGAGCGCGCCATCCACCAGCGCATCCTCACGCTGGTACGTGAATGCCGTGCTGGTGGTCGCCACCTCTCGCAGCAGGGCATTGCTGCCCGCGTGACGAACACGTACCAAGCGATCCTCGGCACGAGCTCCGGCCACCCAGCTCACGGTGAAGTACGGCGCCTCGAAGGCCCCCACCAGGGCGAGGTTTTGCGCGGTATCAGGCGCTACCCGAGCCGGCGACAACGTGACGCTGTAAGCAGTGACATCCGCCAGATCCTCAAGCGCTCGACCGAACACGTTAAATGAGCGGAACTTGACCCATACGGTCTTGCCGACCTGGTCGGACGTGTAGCTGTACTTCCAGACGGCATCATCCAACCGCACAAACGGTGAACCGGCCGAGTGACTGGAGATGGCCGTGCTCAGACGCCCGCGTCGCAGATAGCTCAGCTCATAGCCTCCGATACCCGTGAGCACCGCGTCGCGGTAACTCAAGAGCTCGCCGGCCACCCAACACAGCGTAGCGCCACTGTCCGCCTCGGCAGTAGTAGCGGCAGCCAGCTCCGTCGCCGCTGCCAGTTGCACCGACATGGTATTGACCGTATCAGGATCGCTTCCAGCGGCCAGCGTCGTCGTCAGTTGCCCCATGCGCGCCCTGCCGTAAATCGTCTCCGCTAACCGATAGCTGTCACCATCAGCGCTGATCCAGATCTCACAACCGCCCCAGGCTTCACCCACACCGGCAACACCGCCCCAGATCTGCAATGTGCCGGCGGGCAGCAAGCTCTCGGGTGGGTTGAACATGATGGGCGCCAGAACAGGACCAGGCGCGACGTTCTGATTGCCCTGATAACCGCTTTTGCTCTGCACTGGATAGTTGGGGGCGCTGCCGACACCCAGCAACGCATCCTCGGCCACAATCGCCAACTTACCCAGCTCGTCCTCCTCAACCGAAATCACCCGGACCAGTCGCTGGTGCAGGTTCAACCCTGGCTCAGTGATCGTCACCAGGTCCATGGGCTCAAGGAGTACGTGCTGCCAACCGAGGGAGAACTCATATTCATTGCGCACATACAGCTTACGTTGCACCAACAGCTGCGCCGCATGGGCGCCGATGGCGATATTGCAGATCTCGTACGCTTTGATGGTGTCCATCGGTTTGGAGCCAAACTGCTCAATGGCAGCCTGATCAGGCGCACGCACTACGTCGGTGTTGTACTCGTGATCGCGGTCGAGGATCTCTAGCGACACTTCGTTGTAGCTGTCCGCCTGGCTCTTGATCTTGAGCGAGACCGGAGGCTCACCGTCCTCAGAAAGAAAATCGTCATCGGTCAGATCCGCCACCGGCGTGATGTTCGGAAACCACGTCACGCCGTTACCGGTGACGGCCTGATCACCGTAGGGGATCACCTTGAGTTGACCAGCAGACCACACCATCTCGCTGTTGGTCAGTTGCAACCAACGCGTGATCGCCTCATTCGCCGGCGACTGTTCGTCAAGCACTGGGCTCAACAGTAAGTTTTCCGCCAAGCAATAGTTGCGGTAGTTCGACATATCCGCGACCCACGCCGGAGTAAAACCAATGCCGTCCAACGGATCGAGCAACAACCCGGGCAAGAAGTCGCCTGGGTTGGCATCCGGCAACCCGGGCACCTGATAACGCCCGTCCACCTCAAAGGTATGATTCTGGACGCCGGCGTTGTCGTTGAGCAGGTATCTGCTGGAAAACACGTAGGCCGTATCGGAATAGGCAATGGCCTCAGCCGGGTGACGAGTCTGAAGATAACCCCACACGGTCTGATCATGAGTGCCATTGGCGTAGTTCAAACCCACTTGAGCCAGCGATGTGAACACTTCCTTGTCGCGGAAGACACGGTGAATAGCACCCAGCGGTCCGCGCCCGACCGCAAGGATCAGCGCCGCGTAATAGGTATAGGTCGTGTCTTTTTGAGTAGCGCCGCCCCCGCCTTTACCCCCCGACTTTTTCGTCGTGGTTTTGGCGACCGCTTCGAAGTCACTGTAATAAATGAGGTTAGGGCTGATGCGATTGCGGCCGGCGATCCAGGCGATCGGTTTGCCACTCGCACTGCTCTGGATCTGCAGAGCGTTGATGCGCGTTGCACTGTTGGAAATAGTACTACTGCTGCCCCCCATCGCTGACTCCATATCGGTTAAGTGTGTAATAACGCACGGTGTGGCTGGAGAGCCGCTCCTCGCGCATGTCTGCAAACTCGACGCCGATGTCCCGATAGGCGTGAATGATGCGGTGCTCATCGACCACCACCGCGCCGTGGCTGAAGGTGCGGCCGAATTTCCAGACCGCGACATCGCCACGCTGTGGCGTATCGATCTGCCGGCCATACAACTCCAGCCAGCCCAGATAACGCTCCTCACTGCGATGCAGGTGCCAGTCCTGGGCATAAGCCCCGGGATCGATCGAGGGAATCAACCCGGCGGCGTGATACACCTCAATCAGCAACCAGGCGCAGTCAACACCAACACCTAGCAGGTGCTGCCGGTGCTGGTACGGCGTGCACAACCAGCGCTCGGCCTGCGCGATCACGGCATCACGCTGCAGCACTTCGAACGGGCTCATACCGATGTCTCCGCAACGGGAATGAACGGCATCCCTCGGTACCGCGCTCGGTTGCCGAATTTGTTGGTGCAGGCATCCAGCGTCCGTGGGCAACCCGGGTAAATCAGAAACTGATCACCCGCCACTGGCACACCTGGGAGGCCCAGGATCATCGTCACGGCACCATCAGCCGTGAATCGGCGTACGGTCCTTGTCACTCCCGCATTGGCACCGTTCACAAAACGAATCACGCCCTGGTCGAACCAGCCCTGAGAGGCGGGCACATTGGAGTTCACACGCAGGGCCGTGCTGCCGCCCTGAACCACACCCACGGTTTCAAACAGGGCTCGATTCACTCCACAATCGGCGCTGTACACCGTGCGCAGGCACGAGGGCTGATAAACGCCCCGGGGCACCTTGGTATCGAGCAGCTCGATCGGCGACTTTACTGTCACCGTCGCCTGCTCGCGGTCGGCAGGATCCACCTCGGCGACCCGCCCGATAAAACGTGTGACCGTGCCCACCACGGGCGACCGCCAGTCCGCCATAAACGCTCGGACAAGGTTCAAGGTGGCCCCGTCAAAACCGCCACCGGCAATGAATGGCAACAAGGGCTCGC